TCCATTAGTCCCACCTAAAAGAGCTGATGAGTCAACGTTTGTTTCTGTACAAGTACATGATTGACAATCAGGGTAAGTTAACATTGGTAAACGAACCAAAAAACTTTTTCTTTCACACTTAATTCTTAGGGCTCTACAAATAAATGCAAAAGGTCTCAAACGTAAAATTTTAATTCCGCACAAGAAACACAAAGCCTCAATGACAATAGTATATATGAAAAGTAAAAGATGGGCAATCACTAATAGAACAGAACCAACAAATTGAATTACTGTAAAAATTATTGAGAATAAGAAATACAGTAAATCGAAATTTTTGAATCCATCATTTACAGGAAATTTATTAACAGTGCTCGAACAACTATCATCATCAATTTCTTTGATTCCTATAAATCTTCCTCGTCCACCTTTCTTATATTGGTCAATGAGTGAAGATATAGTGTAGACTCTATTAAATTGAAACTCATAAAATGTATCTTCACAATCAATTATTTCATTCAATCGATCTATCTGTTCTGACCCCGTAAACCCATTTGTATACCCACTCCAAGCTAACCCGAAATAATACGAACTTTCTTGAATCTTTTTTAGTGTTTGGCTTGGTAAATTTGTAGGGTCAGCATCGGGATTTTCCCATCCATATTCTTTAACGTTAGGAACCAAATAACTTGGTCTCCTTGTTTGCATTGTCAAATCATTCGGTTGAGTCCATTTGATTTTGAATCTATATTTTCCTTTTGTAGGTATACCTAAAGTTGGATCATTAGAGACAACTCTTTCACCAAATTCGTTGGTGATAACATAATCCAAATTCATTGGTAACTCAGTCAACCACGTTCCATCCCCATCAATAATGTTTCCAGCTTGTTCCAACTCGAAAACTTCCAAAACAGGATTACCATCCTCATCTTGATCTATAGTTTGACGTATTGCCAATATTTGACCTGGTCCTGATGTGAGATCACATAGATTACCTAAGTTATCTTTAGGTTTACAGTTCTTCCTAATCCTGAACTTATCAGGAGAAGAAAACATTGACCCCATGAATACTGAGGTGGGCTGAATATCAACATTAGCATCGTCCCTTAAATCAAAATCAACTCTGTTGATTGATATTTGACAAATTTCAGGATCTCCCCAAAGTGGAGAAATATCTGCAGTCTTCGATAGATTGATAATTTGTGGGAGAGAATTTAAATCAGTTGATGATCTAAATCTATTCCCAGCAACTTGTGCTTCCGTTGCCAAACCCATTCTAATCAAATCCTGTGGCGTTAGTGAAAATTCACCAATGTCAGATAAGTCGACATCCATAACTATGGTTTGTTCTCCCAACGGAACTCCCATAATCATGTAATCACCACTCTCATTAGTTTTAGATGTAAATCGGAAGTATTTGTCGTAGATTTCAACCACAGTCGATCCAGTCAATACATCTGATCTTGTGGGAAATGTACCAGTTGCGGCATGTTTTGAATATGAAGGATTGTAGGGTAATAGGTTGTATCTATACCCATCTTCATTCCTATCAGTAGGAGATTTATAAGGGTATATACTTGAGATAATTGGATTTGATTCATCTATCTGTTCAATAGGAATGAAAATTGAAACTCTCGCGTTTGGTAGTCCAAATCCGTTGTTTGCGGTGACTCTACCAACTAAAACGCCATAGTCAGCACAACTCCTTGTGTAAATTTCACTTTGTTGAATCTTGAGAGATAGGATTTCTAGAAACTCGAAATCTTGGTCCAACTGTAAATTTATAGATTTGTTGGTTCCAAGTTCGGTCCTAATTCTATATGAATCACCCATGTATTATCTTTAGTTTATAAATAGTTTAGGTGTTATTTTCTAACACACACCTTAAATCATAAACAAGAAATGAGTATAATAAACCTATTAAGAAAAGGTTATAGATTGGAAGTTTTTCACGGACACCTTGATATCTTTTGCCGGATATCTAACTTGATAGACTTGGAAAGGTTGCGCAAATATTGTGTCATCTACTGGTTGAATTTCTCGTGTTTCGGGATTCGAATATTGCATTGATGTCTCAGCTGAAGAGTATTGTCCTCCAACATTATTAAACACTTTAATTCCAGCCACAGTCAATACACCATTTTGATTCTGTACTATACTTTGTATTTCAGACAAATAAACATTTTGACCCAACTGTCGTGTTTGTGGATTGAAGTATGTTGATATTCTATCAACAACATCAGCAATTACTTGTCCTGAGTTTTGTGCGGAATCAAGAACTATCGATACTTCTAAGCTCAGATCTATTACTTCAGCAGTAAGAATTGAAATATAATCATTCATCATTCTATAGTTTGACAAATAAGTTGCAATGTTTTGTTTCAAAGTATTCGAAACAATGTTGGTCAACTTACCTGAGGTGTCGTATGATAGAAGCTGAATAAGAATCTTGTTGTTATCTTCAGTGACAGAAACCTTAGCAGGTGCCCCAAACTCTGATGGCATGTTTCTAATTATAGATTCGTAATCTTGAACTGTCACAGCTCTCTTTTGTGCTGAGAAGTTGAATGACACATAATTTCTGATTTCTTCCAGTGAAGGTAATCCAGCGCCACCTACTGCAGCAGTGACGTTATTACATCTTAATGAGTTTACAACTGAGGAGTTCGTAATTTCGGATGGTCCATTGACAAAGAAAGAAACTGTTCCGATTTGTGTAATTACATTTGTCCCCAAGTTTGTTCCCAATCCCCCACCAACTCTGTATTGAACGAATAGTGTTGAATTAGGTGTAAGAGCCGATCCCAAAGATATATTATTTGAATATCTTTGTATATCTAAGGTAGCACCTAAGGTTGTAAACTGATCAAGAGCATCTTGAGCGGTATTTGTTCCACCTCCAAATGTGAGTTTTTTAAATCCTTCAGGAGTATATTCACTTATAAATCTATTAGAAGTTTGAATATATCTACCTACTTTAATACCAGGTTGATCTGAAACTTTAGTTGGATCTTCGATGAAAACTCTATCTTCAGCTAATGCATCGACTTCATACCATTTATTAGACAAACCTAAAAATTCAGCTGTAGTTGGCAAATTAGTATACTCAGTTCCACTCTTTAATAAAACACTCGTAATTCCCAAAACATTTTTCTCAGGTAAGAATAGTTCGAAGAATGGTTTTACATCATTTGGAGTAATGACTCTTTTGAATACTTTGGTAACACCGTTTACAACTAATTCTCTTTTGGTAATTGTGTAGTTAACTAAAACATTATTAGCGTTGAAGTTAGGTATTTTTAATCTATTTGGGAAACCTTGAGCGTTGTAAGGAGATGTGAAATCTATATCATATACATTCTCAAATACAATTCCCGCTCCAGTGACTTGAGATCCTCTTGCTAAAATTCCAAGGTATCGTTCGTCTTCTTTGTCTCCGAACGCCGGGACTGTGATTGAAAAGTCAACCAAAGATACCGATGGTCTTTGGCCAGGAAGTTTCAAACCATAAGTTCTTGCTATATTATATATTGAAGATCTTTGTTGCGCGTATTGAAGAACCGTTTCTTGAATACTTCGATCAATGTGGTAGTGTAAGTTATCAGCAACCGCGGCATTCAAATCTAAGAACACAGAAAATACTGAAGCGTCATTGAAATCTTGTATGAGCTCGGGATAATAAGTCCTCACATAATTTAATAGTTCGGTTCTTATCCCCTGATAATCTCTAGTGGTATATGATATTTTACGATTAGCCATTTATATTAAATATTTATAATAACAAAATCACTTTGAGCAAAAGAACTTCTATTGTTCGCGTAATCTATTCTAATTTTTGCAGTATACTCAGATGTCCCTTTTCCTGGAAATCTATAAACTGGCGATTCACTTGTCCCTACAGTATTTTCACCCAACATTGTATCAACCTCTAATTCAGGATCAGCTGGTGTAATAGATATTTGATTTAATAATAAGTTTGGCATGAAGGTTTCAACCGCGTCTCTAATATCCGATTGTATAGCGTCAAATGTCAAACCATCAAATGGTTCAAAAATAAATTCATACAATCTAGTACCAAACTCAGGTAAATAATATCTACTTCCCTTTCTAGTTAATAATAAATGTATTAAATCCGATTTGATTTGTTGGGACTCAAATTCTGTGAGTTCCAAATAATCCCCACGTCGAGAATCCCGAAATGGGAAATTTAATCCATATGTAACTCCGTTCGCCATAAAGATAAATATACTTCGATTAGTTTCCTTATAAATAGCCCAAAATAAAAAATCCCAACATAAGTTGGGATTTAAATTGTTTTAAGATGAACATCCAAAACATTCAATTTCGATACCTTCAGGTTTTGGTGGTAAATTCATACTACTATAATCTACTTTAGGTACTTCTTGTTGAGGTTTTGGTTTTTGAATTTTTGAAATGTCAACCGCCAAATGTTTCGCTCCTGTCGATATTGCCTTTGTTCTTACATAGTAACACAAAGTTTTCAATCCTTTTTCCCAAGAGTGGAAGTGTGAAGAAGTAATCTTTGACAATGTTGGATTCGGCATATAAATGTTCATAGATTGAGATTGATCAATAAATGGTGCTCTGTCTGCCGCCATGTTAATCAATTCTTTCTGTGAAATCTCCCAAATAGTTTTATATTTTGGAATCAAGTGTTCAATTCTTTTAACTTTTTTGTTGTAGTTTTTATCCTCAACATCAAGATATTGATTAAAGTTAATGTTTTGAATTGATCCTTCATTCAAAATAATTTCATTTTTCAAATCCTCAGACCAAATACCAATTTTCTCAAAGTCAGTAATCAAGTATTTGTTTACAATCATAATTTCACCACCTACAACACGTCTATTAAATAACGCAGAGTGTGCTGGTTCGGTCATTTCGAATGAACCTGTAATCTTAGCTGATGACGCAACTGGCATCTGAGCGGTGAATAATGAATTGCAAACACCATATTCTTGAACATCTTTTTTTAATGTTTCCCAATCCAAGAACAAATCAGAGTCATTAAGACCCCACATATCAAATTGGAAAATACCTTTCGACATTGGAGAACCTTTGAAGAACTCATAAGGTTTTCTGATACCTTTCTTACACAATTCATTACTCTCAGTAACTGCCGCGAAATAAATTGCCTCGAAGATATTCTTATTCAACGCTTTGGCTTCATCCGAAGTGAAAACGTAATCCAAAAGACAAAACACATCCGCTAATCCTTGAACACCAATTCCGATTGCTCGTTGTTCAAGACCACCCTTAAGACCCTTTTCTGTAGAATAATTGTTTTTATCAATAACATTATTCAATGCTCTTACAGCCTTTCTTACTTCTTGGATTAGAAGGTTATAATCAAACTTACCGTCAACAATAAAGTTTTTCAACACAATTGAAGATAGGGTACAAATTGCAGTAGTCTTTTCGTCAGTGTACTGATAAATTTCATTACATAGGTTAGATTGCTTAATAACGCCAATGTTTTGATGGTTTGTTTTCTTATTCGCACTATCCTTAGCACACAAGTAAGGAACACCCGTCTCAATTTGAGATTCAATTACCTTACTCCATACCTCTTGTGCCTTCACTTTACGACCAATACCCAAGTCAACAGCCTTACGATAGTTTTGTTCATACTCTTCACCATAACACTCTTGTAAAGGTTTGATACCAGCTTTGATAATATCATTTGGACAGAACAAATACCAATCTTCATTGTTTTTTACCGCTCTCATGAAATTATCAGGAATCCAAAGTGCGGTAAATAAATCTCTTGCCCTCAATTCTTCAGCACCTGTATTCTTTTTGATATCCAATAAATCGAAAATATCTTTGTGCCATGGTTCCAAGTATATCGCAGCACTACCAGGTCTTCTTCCTTGTTGGTTGAAGAACCTTAAAGATTCGTTTACAATCTTAAGATATTTTAACAATCCACCAGCAAAACCACCAGATGATTTGATTCTACTTTCTTTACTTCTGATGTTTGACATAGACAATCCAATACCCGCAGCATCTGAAGAATATGTTGAAATATCATTCAAGGTTTTTAATAATCCTTCTCTTGAATCTGAATTATTATAATGTAATACACAAGAAGCAAGTTGAGGGACTTTGGTTCCTGCGTTAATCATTATTGGAGTCGCCTTAGAAATTCTTTGACTTGATAATGAATGATAATACTCTACCGCCTCTTCAAATGAATTGGTTACCCACAACGCCACTCTCATGTACATATGTTGTGGTCTTTCAATTGTTCTTCCTTCAGGTGTCTTCAACAAATACATTTCTTGTAAAGACCTCCATCC